TAGAAGCACCACCATCAACATCATAAAGCCTTTCATATTGCATATGCTCAAAAGGTAATTCTATTGTATATTCTTTTGTAGGTGCATCATAAATATTACCATCTAAAGTATAAGACAATGTTCCCCATCCTAAGTTATTTATCTGCTCAAATTGTTTAGCTAGAAAAGTAGATAAACCTTTATATTGAAATTTTACACTTTTAAAAGGCAAAGCAACATTTACTGCTGAGGTTTTTGTATCTAAATATTTATCTATATTAATTGGTATCTGTGTTCCTGCTTCATAATAACTATCTAAAGTTCTAACTACAATAATCCCTGCATTATCTACATAAGCAGTTAAATTAAACATTTTAAAAAGACCTGATAGAAATTCCATTATGGTCATTTTAGGCATCTGTTCGTTTATGTTGAAATCCTTAAAAGCAGTTGTTGTAAAAGTTGCAGCATTAGAATATAGCATCTGACCATTAGCACCAAAACCTGTACCCCCTGTTGTCCAACTAACAGACCATTGTATTCCACCAATAGGGAAAACCATATTAGTAGAAGATGCTATCTGTATTGAATAGGTACTATCATTCCAAGGTACTACAATTAGTTGTTTGTTTCCTGTTCCTGTAACTTCTCCTACAATTTGAGACCCATCCCTTATTACCCTAATAGTGTATGCATCAGTTGTATTTGGTGGTGTTACATTTAGATTTAAAAAAGATATACTGTAAGGTGCTTGTGCAGTTAAAGCTAAAATACCATTTGAAACATTAGATGTAGATGGCTGACAATTAGAAACAGGCACACAAGTAGTTGTTCCTAATTCTGTTACCTGAGTAAAATTCTGTAAAACTTGTGATGGTGAATCTACTGAGCCTTTCTTTCTATGTAACCATAAAAACAAATTACTAAAATCAGTATTACTTGGCTTGTTAAAAAAATCATTTGAGAAAGTTATTGTCTTACCCCCTGCAAAAGTTTCTGCTTCTATGGCATCTATAATAGCTTGTATTTTTATAGCATACTTAAATTGATTCCATTCAACACCATTTTGATTTCCTGTTCCTGATCCGTGATGTGATATATTATTAATTTTTGATTCAGGATCAAATTGTTGATGACTAGAACTATCGTAAATTAATCTATTTGTGTGAGTGATTAATGGTACTATTATATTACCACTATTTTCTGCATTTTGCATTGCATCAGATACATCATCAAAGCTATAAATTTTATTGTATTGTGCTAAATCACTTAATGAAGATAATTGGCTTTCTGCTAGAATATCTTTTAAGTTTATTGTATTTCCAAAAAAAGTAATGTTATAAGTGTGTGCTACGTTGTTTTTTAACTTAACACCATTTAATTTTATAGCACCCTGTTTAAAAGGTAAATCATTTAATTCTAATGTTGCAGGTTGTTTACTTCTAGCATCGTAACCCCCATTTATATCAAAATTATAATAATGTTTAAATATCTTATTATTTACACTAGATGCAGGAACGGCAAATGTTTTAGTAAATTCAGTAAATATCTTTCCGATATCCTTAACATTCTGTAAAGTTTGTGTAAGTGAAACTGATTCATCTTTAAATAAATCTACCCTTTGTCCCTCAATGTATAATTGTAGTTTTTGCATCTATCTAATATTATTTATGTAATCAAATGCTTCTTCAAAGTTTATATTATATTCTATCAATTTATCATTAACAGAAGTTTTAAAAGTCATTGTTGAGGTTTTAACATTTACAGGTATTATCTCATTTGAACTAGGATTAGTTTTGCTTGGTCTTTCCATCCAAACATATTCTGATAATAGTAATTGCTCAAAGTATTCATTTGCAAACTCAGGATAGTATCCTGAACTTAAAACGTGAGATTGTTTTGCTTGTGTATTAAATACCTTGTTTGGTGCATCACTTATTGAGTATGTTGCATTTGTATCACTAGGGTAGGTTATGGTATTAGATTTAAAATTTTCGTTTGTTCTAGCTATTGATTTTACTTCCTTTAAGAAAAACCATAAGTCTTGCTGAGTACCATACTTATTAATAAAAATTATCTTCCTGCCTGCTCCATATTTTGTACAATCAATTCTTTTTATCTCAACATTAATTCCATCTAATGTTACACTTGTATCATTTTCACCAAATGTATCTGCAGATAAACTCGCATCAGTTTCAATATAAGGTATTTCCCCACCTTTACCTGTTGGTACAAATATTGTAAAAGATGCAGGTGATGTATAATTATTAGCAGCTATTAATATAGTTGGCTCTGATCTATTTCCTGTAAAAAATGGATTAACACCCTCATCGAATGTTCCATAAGATTCAAACCCTCTATCTGTAAAAGTTGAAGCAGAGCCTACTATTGCACCTGTACCATTTAGCCCTGCATAATTAGTTATAGATGTAACAATAGAAACGTTCTGAGTTATGTAATTACTATCATATTGGATTTCTAAATAATCCCTTGCTAATTCTGATATATCAAAATTAACTGCAGTTGATGGTGCTACATTTTTTACTAATGTATATGCTGGAGTTGATGCACCATTTATTGTAATAGTACATACAGAAGAAAGTACCCCTGTTGCAGGTATTTCTTTATGTTTGAATTGTGGGCTTCTTAATGCTATATCTGCCATTGTTTATTTTTTTTGTGCTAATAATATTGAGTTCTCAACATCTAACGTAAACGAGTTTATTAATTCTATTGGTAATCTTTCTAATGCAGCTTTAAATGGTTTACTAAAAAACATAGTAGCCTTTATACCTTTGTTCTTAATGCTATTGGCTAAAATATATCCCATTGATTCATACGTTCCAAATCTTCCTTTTTTATCTCTAGGTTGTAGCTTCCTGTATCTTGCCCATTTAGAAAATATCTTTGTTTTATATTCAAGCCCTTTTAAATTACTACTTGCCTTGTAAGAAAATGGTGTGTTTTTGTTTTCTAAATAATTACTTTTTACACCCTTAACCCCTCTATCTTGAAAAGCACCATAATCTTCCATAAAAAAATCAATGATAAAACCATCACCTGATTCTTCTATATTATAACCTAGAGAATTGTATAATTCATTAGTGTAATTTTTTCCCCCTTTAGTTAAATTACTTCTAGATTGTTGAATGATATAATTACCAAACTTTTTTAATTCTTTGTCTACTTCATTAAATTCCATTAGCAAATATAAATATCATTGTAAATCTTAATATTCATTGTTGCAGTCCATCCTGCTAATTGGTTTTCAAATCTATCGTAAAAAGGATCTAAACTTGGGCTACCATCTAATTGGTACATATCAGTATGCAGGTTACCCATCCTGAGCTTCTGTATTAACTTATTTAAGACTGCTAGCTGAGTGTTTAATATATTCTGAACATCATTGTTACCTGTAAATATATCTGTTGTTTCTAGCTTTGATTGGTTTACAATATCACAGGCTAAAATACTAATATTAAAATCTAAGGTTTGTTCATTCACAACTACATTATTAACTATAATATGAGATAATGGGAACATATCCTGCTTTCCTAGATTGATATCTGTAATATCCCCTGTAGTAACCGTATTAACATTTATGTCTGTTAATAGATTCGTTTTAATTGTTTCCGTTAATTGATAGAAACCTCTGATACCCTGATTACTCATTTAGATTTGTTTTTAATTTATATGATATACCTGCCAATACAACTATTAAAAATATTGGTAATATATTTAGATGTGTTTCTCCACATAATCCTAGTAAGTGTTTTACAAATTCTATCATTTAAAATTCTTTTTTATCTGGTTTGCTTCTAGTTCTGATTTTTCTTTCATATATTCTAAAGCATACAGGCATTTATGTACGTTTAATTTAGTGATATCTTCAAGTCGTCTAACATCGTTTTGAGCGAGTGCAGAGAAGATGCTTTGATACCATCCATATTTTCTAGAGAAGTTTGCTGATCCATCCAATCTTCCATCTGATGATCCTCCAAACAATCCATCATAACCTTTGATAAGTCTATCCCTAAATTGTACAAAAAAAAAATAGCACCAAAAACCACATCCATAGGGATTTCTTCTAGCTTGTCTTTTGCATCTACATCATATTCTTTAATAAGGTATTTATCACCTATGCTTTCTTTTATTGGTCTATAAAGCACATTCATAGCAATATGCATATTTTCCCAATCACCCATATAAGTATCTAAGTCTACATATTCACCTAAAGATATTTCATCTAGATTAGGTATCACACCATACTCAACACCTGATAGTTTAAATCTTCTTATTAGTTGAGGTTTATCTTCAAACATCTTATTTAAAATATTTACAATCCTATCTGCATCAGTAAGTTTTAAAAGCCTTACACTTTCTAAATCTAGATTACAAAATATTTCAATCATCTTACATTGCAAGAAATAAGAATCCTCATTGTTTTTTTGTATTTTAAGAAACTTATTATACTGCTTTAATGATATTTCTGATAGATCACTAGGTATTGTTAATTTTAATTTCATATCTGTATAACGTATTTAATTTAATTTTTTATTTGAATAAAGGTAATAAAAAAAAGGTAGCCATTTCTGACTACCCTTTTATAGATATTATTATCCCTACATAATAACATCATATATTTTTAATCCTACAACATACTAGCTTCAAAACAAGTACCTGAACAATAACCATCATCTGTTTCTAGTGGCTTACCACATTCTGAACATTCATATTCTTTCTGCTCGTGTGGATTTAAACAATCATACCATTCCATATCTTATAATTTTTTTATTTCTTGTTTAACTTCTTTCCAAAAAGAATAGCTATCTAGTTGGTAAATTTTTAATATCTCATCTACACAAATTAATGCACATTGTTTAGCATCGCTTTTATCAGCATTCCAAGAATATTCTTTTACTAATTCTTTTGCTTTTTCTTTTGGTATCATATATTAAAAATTAAACCTATTAATAATCTACCTACGAAATAGCTTGGTGCTAAAATTAATACTAATGTCTGTAATTTTTTCATCTGTTCTGTTATTAAAATTTATTTCTTGAATTTGCTAATATCTGAAACTTTTCTTTTTGACTACCTAAAAGCCTACCACAAATAGGGCTGATTTCTGTATAAACTTCTGTACCTTTTTTTATGATCTTATTTTTATACTTAATATCTTTTTTTAATACTTCTAATTCTCTATTAGTAAAACCAAACTTTTTCTTGTCTGTTGTTTCTAAAATTTCTTTAGCTACTAATTTGTAACCAATGTAATATTCTTTTGTGTAACCCTTTATTTCAAACATCTTGTTCTGTTTTTAAAGGGAGGTTTTACCCTCCCATTGTTTTTATATTTTTGTTAAATCTATTGGATTTTTATAAACTCTATTTCCCACTGCGTAACCTGCATTCCAAAGTTCTTCTCCTGACCCTAAAGAAACTACTGTATAGTATTCTTCATTCTCACTAACTATTTTTTCTGTATAAACTGATAGCCCTTTGTTATAAGTTATTGTTTTGTCTTTCCAAATAATTGCATCCATAATTGCTCTGTTGTTATAATTAATAATATTCAAATATAACATTATTTATTTAATTAACAAAAAATTTAATAACTTTTTTTAATGTAAAGTATATTTACCGAAGTTTGGTTTGCTTAATACTGAATAAGTAGCATAGCGACAGGCATCGATTATATGGTTATGCTTATCAATAGGTTTATTAATCATTTTACCACTCCTATCTTCTTGCCATTTGTAGTTTCTAAATTCCTGTATTGCATTATGGCTATCTTTTAAGATATGTATTTTAAATCTTTTTAATAGATCTATCCCTGCATTTATACTATCAGCACCTTTTAAACTTGGTCGTACATTCCAGCCCATCCTACGCAGTTCTTCAATCAATCTAGGCTCTGCTGAATCAAAATATATTGTTTGCCTTTCTATTCCAACTTCTTTCCATTTCTTATGTATGTCTAATGTAGTCATTTGAGTTTGATACAAATGTTCTTTAACATAAAGGTCATAGTCTTTTCTATAAACAGAAACTAAACTCGTGGGGTCATTGGTATATCCTGCATCTGCACCAAAGCTGATAAACTCAGCATCTTCAGGAATTTGATTTACCTCAACATAACTAAATATAGTTGATTTACTGATTCCCTTTATACCAAGTCCGTAGATTTGCCAATATTGTTCATCAGTATATTTTAGTCTTTCAATTTCTTCCTTAATGCTATCGCTAAGGAAACTATTATCCAAATAAGTAGTAATGTTAAAATCGGCATCTTGTCTAGGTATTACCTTGTCATAAATCCAATGGTATTCATCTGATGGATTAAAGTCAAGAATTATTTTTTCATCTGTCCTAAATATTAATTGTTGCCAATCTTCATAATCAAGTTCATTGGCTTCATTTATAAATAGTAAGTTTCTTTTTCTACCTCTAACTTTTTGTGGTTGATCTAAAGAAATAAATTCTACTAGATTTCCATTTATCTTGTATTCGTGATTTGATTTATTATGATTAG